TGAATTCGATGCTTATGTCTCAATATATTGAGTTTGTGGCAGATCGATTGGTTGTCCAATTAGGATATCCAAAAATTTATAATAGTAGTAATCCTTTTGATTTTATGGAAATGATTTCTCTCCAGGGTAAAACTAATTTCTTTGAAAAGCGTGTCGGAGATTATAGCTTATCTTCTGGTATTAAAACCGAAGATGCTTTTGATATGGATGATGAATTTTGAATGGCTTATGTGTAAATTTATAAGTATTATATAGTATGAGTAAAATTTATAATAAATATAATCTGAAATATTATATTTATTACGATAAATATGGACGGTCCCAGCGCAGAATATCTTAGAAAATATATACAACCCAATATTTGCATACAAGATATACCAAAATATTTTGTAAATAATATCTTAAATAAACACATTCCTAATAATAGAGATTATGGTTCATGGCAGGGTTTTAATATTTTTGGATTAGATTATAGAATATATATCTTAGTTAGAAGAGATATAAAAAAATATAGAAAGGCTATTCATTGTTTAAAAGAAAAATTTATTCCGATTTGGTTAGAAAAAGTCTATAAAATAGATGGTTGTATGTATAATAAAATTAAAGAACGGACAAATGTTGGGAAATAGTCTTTAACTGTATTTTTTCAAAATTACAAGAGGGATAAGTTCTCCCTTATATTTTTCTAATTTTTTATAACACTTATTAATTGTTACTTCGCTAATTTCACTGCATTTATGAACTATTTTTTTACTAATATTTAAATTGCAACTTTGGGCAATAAAATATACTATCCCTGCTGCTACCGATGGTGGAGAATTTTCCGGAATAATACTGTTTTCCGCTATTTTTTTGGCTACAAACTGACATAACATTGTTAATTCAGAGTTAAAATTCAAACGACTTGCATAACGTTCTATAAATGATGCAGGGGTTGTTTGGTGAAAATGAGTTTTGTTATTACCAATATTATCTTTTTCACTTTTATTAAGTAAACTTGTTGCATTTTTGCATCCTTTTGTTGCACTGGTATTATCTAGATGGAAAATTGTAGCAATTTCTTTTGCGGTTCTCGGATAATTATGAATGCGACCAGCAACATATACAGATGCAGCAATTATTCCATCTCTATTACATCCTCTAAAAGTTTTCATTTCCGATAATTTTTTATGCTGTCTTAACGCCTCATCAATAATTATTTTTGGAATTCCAGAATTATAAGACATAATTTTAATAATTTCAAATTCATCATATTGTGATTTTTCTTTATAAGGCATTGATTGCCATTCCGTATATCTTCTTATTTTTCTCATTTCATATGTTGATTTACTATTACATACCACTTTACAACCATAAGAAGACTCTTTTAATAGTGGATTTATAGGCATCCCGCATCTTGTCGGATCATTCATATTTGAATCGTCTGCACCATAATATCGCCATTCGGCCGACTCATCCAATACATCTTTATAAATAATTCCACATTTAGGATTTGTACAACTAAGTAATTTATTTTCCAAATATGATACCCTTTCATGACATAAATCGCATTTTTCTCTCTGTTTTAAATTACTTTCTGTGTAAAGAAGTTCCATTTTCTTTTCTTCATTTATTTTTTCATTATCAAATTTATTCCATAATACATTTTGATTTATTTTTTTATTTTTCTTTTTTTTAGTATATTTTACCTTTCTTAATTTTGGTACTGTTTGTAATTTTTCTGTTAACATATCTTACTATTATTTCAGAATAATTTGTTTAATTCAATTTTAATTTATATATTTAATTTATATATTTAATTTATAATGGGAGCAGGAAATTCTAAACCAAAAAAAACAGATGATTATAAAACAGATGGTGAGAAAATAGATTATAGTACCGATCCTGAGACTGAAAATATGAACATAGAAAATGTTATTGATTATGTTGCTACTAAATATATAACACAAAGCGATTTTACTGAATTACAAAATTTACATAAATCAGAATATTGTAATAAACTAGTCATATTAACATCTAAAACCATAAAACAGTTTTTAAATGATATAGATATCGAATATTTAGATCAACGAACCAAAGATGGTTTAGAAATAAATAAAATGACAGAGGAAAAGGTTTTATATTTAGCCAAAGGGCATATGGATAGATTGGATATTTCAAATAGCATTAAAAAAAAACGTATGTGTATTGGTATTGCAAAATTTTATGTAAAAATAGCCCATTTATTTGCAGCAATTGCAATGACCATAAATCCCAGATATATATATACTGATTTGTTGGGAAAAGAGCAAAATATATCTATTTTTGATAAAGCAACTATACCACAACAATTAAGACAATCTGCTAAATATAAACCTACTAGTATATGCTCTTCAAGAATTGATGTATTAAAACCTGTTCAAAATACGGACAATGGGATATCCGTTAAGGGTAAGAATTGTGATATGAATAAAAAAATGAAATCAAAAATAGATGGTGTAAATATACCGGTTAGTATTGAACATGACAAATATCTTAGCGATGAACCGGGTATTTCCGAATTAGAATTATTATATTTTGATAAATATAATTTCAATGATGGATTGTATTATGGTATGACCGACGAGTCGCAAAAAGATTATCAACGTGATTTAGAATTGTTTTACAAGGTATTTACGGGTCAAGAAACCATTCCACCAAAGAAGGGTGAAAATGGTGAGATTTTGAAAGATAAAAAAGGATCACCTATACCATCAATCACTAAATTTTCCCAAATTCCGTTAAAAGCATTTCATAAACAGAAACTATGTAAGGATAGAAATAGTCCATGGACGCAAATATATAGAGGAAATCCCAGTGAGAAACTTTTTAAAGAATATGCTGATCATTTAAAAACAATGATATCCAAATCTCAAGAGAGGGAAAATGCTTTGTTAAGTATTATTAAGGAAATATTTTCTTTTTGGGTTGATCCTAAAAAGAAAGAAAAAGTACTAACAATTAATCCAAAATTAAATAATAAATCATTGCAGGAAATGGTTGTTAAAACTAGAAAAATTATTATTGACCTATATATTAATTGTGAGAAGGATTTCCAAAAGGGATTGAATATATATGAGGGGATTGTGAAAAGCAAAATGCTTGTAACACAACAACGACGTATTGATCAGTTTGAAAAAAAAGCGGAAGACTTGCAAGATGGTAACATTGATGTGCCTGATGGTGGTGTGCCTGATGGTGTGTCTGCTGGAGTGCCTGGTGGAGTGACTGGTGGAGTGACTGGTGGAGTGACTGGTGGGATGCCTGATGGTGTGCCTGATGGTCGGATGCCTGTAAATATTCAATTGGCAATATCAGAAAAAGAACCAAATCAACCTCAATATGATGACGAAATAAATCTTATAAATAATCCTATTTAAGAATTAATATTTTAATATATAAAATGAAAATATTAATAACAGGAGGAACTGGTTTTATCGGATCTAATTTATGTATTTACTTAATTAACAAAGGCCATACTGTTTTGTGTTTAGACAACAATTTTACAGGAAATTTATATAATATTTCATCTATAAAAAATCATGAAAACTTTAGTTATATATATCATGATGTATTAAATCCTTTAACTTTGGATACAGATATAGATCAAATATATCATTTGGCCTGTCCGGCATCTCCGCCGAAATATCAAGCAGATCCTATATACACAAGTAAGGTTTGTTATATAGGTACTCTCAATATGTTAGAATTTGCAAGAAAAAAACATGCAAGAATATTACTTACATCTACCTCTGAAATATATGGAGAACCTCTTTGTTCACCACAAACCGAAGAATATAGAGGAAACGTGAATACATTAGGTAGTCGCAGTTGTTATGATGAAGGAAAAAGAATTGCTGAAACATTAATGATGGATTTTCATAGAAAATATAAGGTAGAAACAAGAATTGCGAGGATTTTTAATACATATGGTCCACAAATGGATAAAACAGATGGGCGGGTAATCAGTAATTTTATAAATCAATCATTGAGTAATAAAGATATCACTATTTATGGAGATGGTTCTCAAACAAGGAGTTTTTGCTATATTACAGATCAAATTAATGGATTAGTTAAACTTATGAATTCTGATTGTCCTACACCTATAAATATAGGTAATTCTAATGAATTAACTGTAAAACAAGTTGCAGAGAAAATTATTGAACTTAGTCAATCTCAATCAAAATTAATATATCTACCTCTACCAAAAGATGATCCCACAAATAGAAAACCTGATATTACGAAGGCCAATATGATTTTAAGTTGGTATCCACATGTTAAATTTGAAGAAGGACTATTGTTGACCATTGATTATTTTAATTGTTAATGTTGTTTAATTCTTCAATTCCTTATTAATATCTACCATTTTACTTATTTCTTTCTTTATTTTGGTTTGATTTTTGACTTTTTCTTTTTTTGTTCCACCTGATATATTTTCTAAGGTAGATTGCCATTCTACTAGTAATTCGGGATCTTCTTCGAAATTAGGATGTAAATCCTCCCATTCACCTAACTTCTTAACATGCTCTGATTGAATATTTTTTATAGTATCTTCTATTTTATCATTACTATCTTCTGCTATCCAATTATTTTTATCTTTCACATAAAATTTTAATCGTTTAATATCACTACAATGAATAGGTCGTTCTGTCGGAGATAAATCTTTCAACTGGTTCAAAAATACATTTGTAATTCCTTTTACATAACCATTTTCTTTCGTATAATCTAAATCTTGTAGAGACATCTTTATATTTTCAACAAAATCATTTAAACTCATTGCATTTTTGCAGTTTTGATTTAAATACATATTTACGGATATATTATTTGTATTATTACAATTATTATTTCCCGCAATTTTTCCAATTGACTCAACTAATTCTTGAGTAAGAATATTTTCCGATTTATGATTGTCCATTATTAAAATTTCTTTTTTTAATTTCTGAACCTCTAATTGTGCTTTTTGTAACCGTAATTGCTCTAATTTTTGTTGGACAGTTAATAATTCATCAGGTGCCTCCTTTTTTGTTTCCATTTTTACAACATTTGGAAACATTTTGGAAACATTTGGAAACATTTTGGAAACATATTTATGTGGATTTTCACTGTTACCATCACTACATTTTGATTTATGTTTCCACAGACCACTTCTGGTCTTAAAATGTCTACCGCAATTACAAATGATTTTTTGTAATTGTCCTTTTTTTGCCTCCTTTTTGCCTCCCTTTTCTTTTTGTGCTAAATACGTTTGTTCATTTTTTTTATGTTTTGTGGAAATTAAATGTCTTTTAAAATTTGAGTTTTGGTTGATAATAAGGTCACAAAATTTACAATATTTTTTCTTTTTTTTCGATCCAGTGACATGATTTTTCATGCCTCCTTTTGCCTCCTTCGTCATTATATATATGGAAACATAAAAAGGAGGCATTAAATACTTTTTTTTGTAAATTTATTGTCGGAAAAAATCGATGTAGGGAGAGGTTTAAGATTACTTTTTTAAAAATACCTACATCTTTCTAGATAAATAGTTTTTTTGTGTTTTTTGCGAAAGAAGTTTGTAGCTATTTTCATTTTTGGACATTTTATAAATGTCCATTTTACAATATAGCGGAAAACTTCTTTCAAAAAAAAACGCAAAAAACTATTTTGATCAATGTTTTATGACTAGTTGTTAATTTTGTTAGGTATATAGGTAACAAAATTAATTTACATAAAACGAGTGTACTACATGTACAATTCTTAATTGATTTATTTATTTGTGTTTATTACCTTATTCTCTATTGTTTCTAATAATTTTGTGTTATAAATGAGGTTCCCTGTAGGCTTATATGTTGATATTTTCTTATAATCGTCATTTTTGTTTTTTAATATACCTTTAAGACTTGAAGGTTTCTCTCTTAAAAGCAATGAATTTGTATTTTCTTTTTTTTTATTTTCTTTTTTTATAACATTTCCAAACCCATCTATGCTAACACCGTATTTTTTCTTAACATTTTCTCTTTCATAATGTGGTATATAATGTTGCCAACTAATCCATAATAAATTAGGATGTGTGTATTTTATATTAAATCCATTCTTTGTAAGTTTTTCTATGATATACGTTGTGCATATACCGATGTCATATCGAGGTACCCCTAATATGAATTCTGGTAGAATATATACGCAAAATTTATTATTGTTTCGTATTCTGGATGTATGTTTTATCTTATTGTGTACACGTCCTAAAATTTTTTGGTAAATCTTGAGTTTATGATCATCTGTTATTTTTTGTTGTTTGTATAATTCATCTAAATTAAGTTTTTCTGAAAAAAAATCATTCATAATGAATTTTTAATAGAAAAAAATAATTAAAAATATACGATTATAATAATATAAATGACTATCAAACATATTGTACTTTCGAGTGGGGCATACAAGGGATTTTATACTATAGGGGTAATTAAACATTTATTGGATAATAAGTTTTTTAATATAAAAGATATTGAAAATATTTATGGAACATCGGTTGGTTCTATTATAGGAGTATTATTATGTTTAAAATTGGAATGGGACGATATTGTGGAATATACTATAAATAGACCATGGCACAAACAAATAAACATTAATACCCAAATGTTATTTGATACATTTACCAATAAAGGATATTTTAACCGAGATTTTTTTACAAATATTTTTTCTGGTTTATTTCATAATGCTAAATTATCTAAAAATATTACATTTAAAGATTTATACGAGTACAGTAATATTAATTTGAATATTTATACTGTTAATTTGAATAGTTATAAACTAGAACAATTAAGTCATAAAACTACCCCTGATTTGGAAGTTATACAGGGTTTGCATATGAGTTGTGCTATACCATTCATTTTTCAACCCGTATTTCACAACGATTGTGTATATGGGGATGGAGGACTTATTAACCCGTATCCAGTTAATAAGTGCATTGAAGATAAGTGTGATATGAGTGAAACCTTATCTATTAGGATTATTGATAATGATATATCACCAATTAAGGAAAGTTCCAGTATTTTATATTATGGATTTTATTTACTTTTTAATGTTGTAGTGAAAAATTATAAAAATTTGGTGACCGAAACTTTGAAAAATGAAGTTATTATTCCAGCAATGCCTATTAATATAGAGGATGCTAAAGATATTGTTTATAATAGTGATAAGCGGAAAAAGATGATAGAAAATGGTGAAAGTTATGCGCGAATTTTCTTATATAATGCCAACTTATAATACAGATTCGATAAAGTTCTTTAAAATTTCTAGGTTGGGTTTCGCTTCATATTCGATAACTTGATCGTTTTTAATCATATATATACTTGGGAAACCATCTATTTTCTTTCCATTTAAAAATTTAGTTTCAAAATTTTCCATTTCTTTTTCATCTTTCTCTTCATCAATATCTATAAATCTTAGTTTTGTGTTGTTAATTGATTTATTATCGAATTGTTTTTTTAGATTTGCCCAAATGGGTTTGGCTTTCTTAGAATATGGACACCATTTGGCGTAAAAAAAGTATAGGTCGGCTACTGATTCACTATCAGAACTAGTATCTGTAAATTCTCTATTAGGGACATAATCTGGATCTATTTTTGGAGCGATATATGTATTATATACATAAAAGGCTACTGCTAAAAATATAGTTACAACAAATAAGATAATAATAAATTTTTTATTAAAAATAATATTCTTAATGGTCGATGTTCCCGATTCAACACTTGGTATAGATGACATATATATATAATTATATATACTCAAATTACGTTTATTTTAACGAATTTAAAGGTAATTTACTTAAATTTATTATTATGTATGTTATGAATTGTAAAGGTGAAATTGTTTATTTTGATATGTCTAAATTTACTAATGATGAAGAAATGTATGTACATTTATGGAAATTATTATATAATATTGATATTCCTAAAACTGATAAAAATTTTGCAGACGATATATTAGATTATATCAATGGGGAGAAATTATTGGTATAAATTTTTTCTCAATATATATCAGTTAATGCGTAAAACAAACTTTTTTAAAAAAAGTTTACAAAAATCTAAGAAATCACAAAAATCTAAGAAATCACAAAAATCTAAGAAATCACAAAAATCTAAGAAATCACAAAAATCTAAGAAATCACAAAAATCTAAGAAATCACAAAAATCTAAGAAATCAATTAAACATGCCACTCAGAAGGTGTATACAAAAAAAGATTTTAAGAGTGGTGACGGTATGTTAACTAGTGTATGGGGACCAAGTTTATGGCATACTCTTCATACTATAAGTTTTAATTATCCTATAAAACCTACACAACAAGATAAGACAAATTATAAACGGTTTATATTAGATTTAAAAAATATATTACCGTGTAAATATTGTAGGATGAATTTTAAGAAAAATTTAAAATCATTACCATTAACAGTAAAGGCTCTTAAAAATAGGTCTAATTTTTCAAAATGGATGTATAATATGCATGAATTAATTAATAAAATGTTGGGAAAAAAATCAAATTTGAAATATTGTGATGTTCGTGAGAGATATGAACATTTTAGATCTCGTTGTACACAGGATGTAGACACCTTGAAAATTATCACAATTGTTCCTAAAAATAAAACTCGTAAAAAGGAAAAAGGATGTACTGAACCACTTTTTGGTAAGAAATCGAAATGTATTATTAAAATTGTTCCAACTGAAGATAAAACACCAACTTTTCAAGTTGATAAAAAATGTGTAAAAAAGCGTAAATAAATTACTAAATAAAATTACTAATGTAGTAATTTTATTTATTCTAATTAAATGCTGCAAAACTGTTAAGTTGTGGTATAGGGAGGATATTATTGGTTCCTACAGTAGACACAGCATAGTTTGGTACTTTTTTACATGTGAATGATGGTTCGGGGCATCTAGCACATGGTGGACATGCTGGACAAGATTTTTGTCCATTTGTGTTGTTATCCATATTTCCACCCCATGTGCTTCCACCAGTCGATCTTCCACCAGTTCTACCCCCAGCAGTCGATCTTCCGTCAGTACCGTTTGTTTCTTCTAGGGAAGATTTTTGTTTAGGACACATTCTTGAGTCTGGGCATTTAGGACAAACGGGTGGAACAATTTCGCTCTTTAACATATATTTATCGGCGTCGGGATTAAAATTATTATTGCTGTTTTTTTTACAATGTTTACATTTGCATGTTTCGGAATGATCACCTTTAGAATTGTGATGATGTTTTCTTTTTCTTCTTTCAGGTATTATAACATCTTCTAAATCTCCAACAATAGAATCGTAATAACCGTCGTTGTTAGAGTTCCCAAAAGGATCGTAGTTATCTCCTTTTGCAAGTGCTTCATTTTCTGGTTGCATCTCTGATTGAAAATATTCAAATGCACTAAATCCTAAAGATGATGCTAATAAAACAAATATAACAATTAAAAATAAATGTAATTTATTTAGTTTAAATATCGAGGTCATATAAATTATATAATGAAAAAAAAAATATCAAATCATAATATAAACATGCCATATCGAGCATTAACACATGGGCGAATTTCTACAGCATTAACTACAAAAGGCGAGACCGGGTCTAATGTAAGCGGAGATACAGATAGTCAAAAAAAAGCGTATAATTCACAAGCCGGAGTTTCAAATAGTGGTCCAAATATTAGTCAAAAAAATAAGTTAAATATTCAATCTGGAAGAGTAGGGGGTTCTAAACCATCTTATGCTAGATTATTGCAATCAGATCTATTAATTCCAAAAAATACATTTGGTCCGGATACGGATTATTCCCCTGGACAAGGCAAAGGTTTTCCAACCGCAAATCCTGTGACAAGTGTGGGAAGTACTAATAAATTTGCAAGGCGGGCAATTAAGAGACGTGCAGTTACAAAAACATATGTTACTGGACAAACTTCTCAGAATACATCTAATTGTAAATGCGGTTAATATTTATTTTAATGAAAAATAAATATTGGGATTTTATTATATTTATATATTTTATAAATGGCACTTATTACAAAAAAAAGTCAATGGTATTTAATTTCAACCGATAGATCAAATGATACTATACAGAGTTTGTCAAATAGGCTTGCTACTAATGGAAAAGTAATAACTTTATTGGATACTTATTATGTATGGAATAATTCATCTAATAATTATGATAAATTTTCTGTTGCGACTGCCGGAACTTTAGTAATAAATACAGGTTATTGGATTTATGTAAATTCTATAGATATAAGCCCACTAGAACCAGAGCCAGAGCCAGAACCAGAGCCAGAACCTGAACCAGAGCCAGAACCTGAGCCTGAACCAGAACCAGAGCCAGAACCAGAGCCT